ATCTTGTATTAATGCCAGCATCACATAAAATAGCTTATCATAATGCCTTTCCAGGTGGTTATGTTGACCATGTTAATAGAGTTGTAAGCGGTGCTTTAGCTATAAATGAAGTATGGAAAGAATTTGGAACAGAACAAAATTACACAACCGAAGAACTTGTATTCTCAGCTATAAACCATGATTTAGGTAAAATGGGTAATGGTGAAGAAATGGCATATTTACCATCTCAGGATGAATGGAGAAAAAAGAATTTAGGTGAAATGTATCAATACAACAAAAAATTAGCTTATATGTCAGTCCCAGACAGATCCATTAAATTACTTGTTGATCATGATATTAAACTTACTGAAAACGAATGGATGACTATCAAATTACATGATGGTTTATATGATCAAGCTAATGAGCCCTATTTAAAATCTTTCATGCCAGAGCAAAAACCTCGAACTTCATTGGTATTTATAATCCATCAGGCAGATTTAATGGCAGCAAGAATCGAATTTGAACAAGTATGGCTTTCCAAATTTAATAAAGAAGTTTTAAACAAACCTAAGGGTAAAAAATTGGATGTTAAAACCAAGACTCTTGGTTCAATGAAAAGTGAAGGTTTAAAAAACATGTTAAATAGTTTATGATAGAAATAGTATTAATATCTTCCCTATCAGTATTAGTGGTAATCTTAGGATTTACCACTTTTAATTTAATGCGTAAAAACGAAAAACAAGAAGACATATTAGCAGAATATCTTATTTATTTAGATAGGTTATCTAAAACAATAGATGCATCTGATAAAAAACTCAAAGAAATAGATCGAGCTGGTACATTTAAATCTGATGATGAGGTTGGACAATTTTTTGATTCCATCCAAAAGATTCAAGATATCTTGAACGATTTCAAGTTAAAAGAAATAAAATGATCACCGTGGCAAGAAAAAGAAGACCCAAGAGTAAAAACTACTTTACTAAAGACACCGAACAAGCTATTGTCAGATATAATAATGAACCAGATCCAGAAATAAGAAGTCAAATTTATAGAGATGAAATTCACTATGCTTTTTTTAAGCTAACAGAAAATATAATTCATACTTTTAAATTTTATTACACTGAGGTAGACCAAATAGAACATTTACAACATGAGGTAATAACATTTTTACTTTCTAAATTACATTTATTCAATCCAGATAATGGAGCAAAAGCATACTCATATTTTGGTACTATAACAAAAAATTGGTTAATAGTATATAACACTAAGAATTATAAAAAAAGAGTACAAAAAGCACCTGTAGATGAATTATATAAGGATGATAACTATTCTTATAGCATGGGTGAAGAAAAAGAAAAAGAAAAATTAGGTATTTTTATAGACACATATGTAAAATATGTTGAAGATAGATTTGATAAATTTTTCCCAAAAGGTAATGATGCTAAAGTAGCAGATGCTATATTAGAATTATTTCGTAAAAGAGAAAACCTAGAAATATTTAATAAAAAGGCATTATATATCTATATTAGAGAGATAATGGCTACACATGGTTTAGAAGTTAAAACACCTAAAATAACTAAAATAGCAAATAAGTTATATGGGTTATTTAAAAATAACTATGTTTACTACTTAGAAACTGGATATATAGATTTCGAAAGACCTTAACTAATCATATTTATACATGAATAAAACGTATAACTATGAGTCATTTAGATAAAAAAGTATTTGGTAAAAAATCATATTCTGATCTCTTAAAGGAAATCTACGATAACCAAAAGAAAAAAGAAACTCAAATTACGGCCTTAATTAATGAACTAAAACCATTAATCAGTGATATAGGTGATGCTACAATGATTGTACCACTTATAAAAGAGTACATGGAATTGGGTATTAAAAATGATGAAGCGCTTATAAAGGTTGCTACTATTTTTCAACGTATATTTGCAAATGAAGGTAATGAAGAAAATGGATTTGGTATATCTGAAGAAGAAAAAGAACAATTACTTAAAGAAATACAAAGTTTACAATTACCTCCTAAAAAAGATGAGTAATGCCCATTAATAGAAAAGGTTTATCTAATAATATATCAATACCAAGTAACTTACAATCAGGAGATCTTGCTGCTGTTTTAGGTAATTTAGAAAGTAAAATTAAAGTAGGAAGAGTAAAAGATATTATATTAAATACCAATTACCCTGAAATTGAAAAATATGGGGGAGAAAGTGCAATAGGTACTATATTTTTTGAATCTCAAAATAAACTTTCTTCAAAATCACTTCCTGCTAGACCTTTTTACCCTCAAAATTCATCATTTCCATTAGTAAATGAATTAGTATTATTATTTCAATTACCAAATGCAAAAATAGGAAAAAATCGTTCCGAAAAATCTTACTATTATATAAACATGATAAGTTTATGGAATCATCCTCATCATAATGCATATCCCAACCCTGCAAGCCTTAATGCTTTATTACCAACAACCAATGAAACTTACGATAATATTGAAAAAGGTATGGTGAGAAATTCACAAGGTGAAATTTCAACTTTAAACTTAAATAGCCCTAATAATTCTAGCCAGGCAACATTTATAGAAAGGTCAAATATACATCCTCTTTTACCTTTTGCTGGAGATATAATACACCAAGGAAGGTGGGGTAATACTATAAGATTGGGTAGCACATCAAGAAACCCTGTAGGTCAAAATTTAAATCCTTGGTCTAGTAAACCCTCAAATGGAGATCCTATTACTCTTATAAAAAATGGTCAACCTTTAAATTCTTCTAATCAGGGATGGACTCATATAGTTGAAGATATAAATAATGATTTATCTTCATTATATTTAACTTCTACTCAACTCATACCCTTATCTCTCTCTAGTGAAAATTATAGATCATTTTCTTCTCCTCCTCAATTAGCTAGATCTTATTCTAACCCTCAAATAATATTAAACTCAGATAGAGTTATTATAAATGCTAAAACCGATTCAATATTATTAAGTGCTCAAAAATCAGTTAGTTTATCTACTAATGAAAGTGTAAATATTAATACTAAAACTTTGTCTATAGATGCAGGAAAGATAAATTTAGGAAGTAAAGATGCTCCTGAATCCGTAGTAAGAGGAGATACTTTATATTTCCAATTAAATAGTATATGTGATGCTTTAACTTCTATGTTAGAAATTTTATCTACTTCTAAAACATATATTAATGGAGTTCCTGCTAATGATATTAAATCTAACCAAGTATACAGTTCTGTAAAAACACAAATTGAACAAATTCAAGAATACCTTCCTGAAATGTTATCTAAAAATGTTAAAACTATATAATGGCTATAGGAGAAACTATATCATATGGGATAAATTTTGATGAAGGCAATGAAAGATTTTTAGGAGGGGGTCAAATACTTTTAGTAGAAACTACTATTGGTTATGATCTAGAATTTAGTTTTTCAATAACACAAAAAGGACCTCCTTTTAATACCGTAGCTAAAATGACCTCACAAGAAGAGGATTTAGGATTTGGAACTTCGGGATTTCCTGATGATATAGTTAATCAATATTTTGAGGATATAGTATTTGATATTATAGATTCTCCTAAGTTTAAGGGAATTTTATTTTCATCAATGATAGATAAATTTTCAATAAATTTTCCAACTAAACCAACCCCAGAACCAGTCCCAAATAATGATGAAGAAGAAATACCTGTCTATGTAGTTAGATCGTCTATTCCTACGGGTGGCCCTAGAGGTCAAATTTCATTTGAATTTAAAGAAAGAAACGGTCAAAGAGAATTAGGTGGTTTGGGTGAAATATTTCAAGACACATACAATACTGAAGAATTTTCATTGCCTACTGTAGGGGAAAGTTCAACAAATTTCAATTATAGAAGTATAGGAGATTCTATACTTCAAACAATGAATGATAATATAAAAAATATACCAGAAGGAGTAGAAAAACTTGGGGTATTATCTATAGTAGAAACCCAAAATGAACCACCTCAAAATTTTTATAATTATACTTTAATAGGTAAAGTAGTAGATTCTGCAACTCAAGAAGCTTTAGAGAACGTAACTGTAGAAGACGATGTAAAAAGTGTAGGATTAGTTGGAAGTATAGCTTATACGGAAAAAACTGGAGATTTTAAATTAGAAGGAGAATACCAAAAAGGAACAACATTCAAAATAACATTTTCTTTAGAAGGTTATAAAGAAAAAACTATAAATCCCTTTTCAAGAGAAGATAATGTTTTACCTGCAGATATAAACATTATAGAATTAGATACTAAAGAAATTGACAAAGAAACAGTTATTGATTCCGTAGCATTTGATAAAGATCAAGTTGCTGTAGTAGCTAAGGCTTCAGATTTAGAAGACCCTTTTGGATCAGTACAAAGTAAATTACTTCAAAAAATAACCCAAAATTTAACACTTACATTAATACCTTTTATTTTAAAATTAATTAAAGATAATTTTGGCATCGGAGATCCTGAGGCAGCTTTAGGAAAAAGATTAGAAGAATTAAATATTGTATGCCCCCCTAATTCGGATGCTTTAAATAATTTAA